TGTTGAATATGTCGGAGGCACCGTGGATTTGCCAGATTACATATACTACAACGCTGACATCATTAATGCGGGGTTCTCCGACACGGGACTCGCAGTGCCAGACCCGCAGATACGCTTCAACGAGACTCGTGACACTTCGCTAATCAAGGATGCGTCGCAGTACAACTTCTCCATCATCCGCTTCGGTATGAATGGTGCGAATCTTGACCTACCGCTCTTCATTCCGCAAGTCCAGTTAGACCCCTTTCCGTTCGTCGGAGATACCACGAACCTTACGACCTACGGTGTGGCACTTGCCTTCCAGCAGACATTTGCCACCAACTTGGGTAATAGAACGATTACACTTGCTCCTCCCGAGACATTCGTCATCTACGAGTCCGAGACAAAGAATGAGCGATTGGCCCCACTGCCCCGCAAACCCACAACGGCTGGAGGGCAAGACTTGAGTAGCCGTTATTACTGGGTCTATACCTATCAGCACTGGCTGGACTTGTGTAATACGGCGCTCTCTACGGCCTTCAACAGTGTATTCACGGCCTTTGGCGTTGCTTGGGCGGCACTCGGAGTAGCCACCCCGAATCCATACCCAACACTTGCGTCTTTTTCGGCGATTTGTAATCCCCCGACGATTGCCTATGACGAGAAGTCCTACCTTATGACTATCTACGGTGACACTCGTGGCTTTGGTGAGTACATCCCGGCAACGGGCAATGGTGCCTATGCCCCCGTCCCACCCGCACTGACCTCCCCCCAGTTCCGCCTCTTCTTCAACACGAATATGTTTGGCCTCTTCACCAACTACCTCAACACCTACTACAACACGCTTCTCCCGATTGATGGGTGGCAAGATGGTCTCACCTACCCCGTCCAGCCCGGCTATGTCAATGAAATCCAGTTCCCCAACAAGAACTACACCAATGTCTTGAATCACGAAACCGCTGCCGCCGATTACGTCCCGGCACCCGACAATGTCCGCTACTGGATTAACACGCAAGAGTACAAGTCCATTGACACCCTATGGTCTCCGATTAGTTCTATCGTCTTCACGAGCACCCTTCTTCCTATCAAGAGTGAAGCCACCGGTCAGCCCATCGTCTTTGGAGAGCAACTCGGCGACTCCAGCATTGGCAACTCCGCCCCGACCAGTCAGTCGGCCTTCCAGCCTATCATCACTGACCTCATCCTCCCGATGGACAATGGAGCGCACGACTACCGTTCCTTTGTGTATTACGCCCCGACGGCGCAGTACCGACTGACGGACTTTGCGCCGAGCAAACAAGAGATTCGTAACATTGACATTCAAGTGTATTGGAAGTACCGACTGACCGGCGAACTCTTCCCGATTAATATGTTTAATCTCTCTTCGGTGTCTATCAAGGCTCTATTCCGCAACAAGAACCTCTCCCCGAAGGCTTGATTTAATTAGTCCCTCAAAACATTTTCGGCCCACATACTATAAAAGGATGAGTGCCGACATTGAGAAACTCGCCGTCTTTGACGCTCGTATCGTCCAAGAGCGCCCCCGCTATGCCGTGGATAAGGGTGCTCTCTCGCTCACGAATGCTCCGTTCAACGCCATCGCAGCCTCCCCGTCCCAGCACACTTATAACATCTACGTGCCTTCCGAGAACGTCTTTGTTGATAGGAAACTCCAGTGGAGTTCTACGGTGTTTATGAGTTCCACGCTGACGCTATTGGCCGTCCCGGCACTCGGTGACTCGCTCGTTGTCCCCGGCCGTGACTTTGCGCTCTGCGCCCTCCCGCTCAACCAGTTGTGCTCCACCCTCTCTACGACCATCAACGACACCACATCGGTCATCAACACGCAAGACGTACTTCGTGAAGTGCTCCGCCTTGCCGACTACAAGAAGAATCGTCTCGTCCGCACGGCTCCCACGATGCTGGATAAGTACCAGTCGTACAACGATGCCTTCGCCACCGCCAACAACCCTCTTGGGGGTTACGATGCCTCCACGAGTCCCGAGCAGATTCAGAACGGAGCATTCCCTCAACTCCAATTCACGGACTCGGCGGGTGTGCCTCTCGGCAACTCCAGCCCGGCCTTTGCGGGTGCGCTGTATGACGCTGTAGATGGCATCCCTACGGCTTCGGCACTGTCGGTGGGTCTCTCGTACCCCATCTTCTTCCGTTGGCGCACCACGGAGCCCGTCTGCGTCTCGCCCTTCGTCTTTGCTGACACGCACGAGTGGGACACGGGCCTTTTTGGTATCAATAACATACAACTTATTATGAACCTTGTGCCTTCTCCGGCTCGTATCATCCGCCAGACGGCTCGGGCCGGGCGTGTGCTCTCGGCCATCGGCTACAATCAGTTGGTGTCGGGAGGCCAAGTCTTCCAGCAGTCGGTCGTCAATGTCCAGTTCCTCACGCCGTCGCTGGATGTGCCACTGCCCCCAAAGTCGGTCGTCCCGTATATGGAGTTCCCCCGTTACATTACGCAGTACCAGAACGGCTCTATCGCCCCCGGCGCAACGGGTGAAATCGTCTCGCAGACCATTACGCTCCCGTGTATCCCCGACCTACTCATCGTCTATGCCAAGCCATCCGCCTACACGGATACCGATGGTGATTGGTATTTTCCAATTGCTTCCGCACTGGACGGCACACGCAACCCTCTGCGCATTAACTTTGACAACTTCTCTGGTCTGCTCTCGTCGCACACCACTGAGATGCTCTACGATATGTCCGTCCATAACGGTCTGGAGATGGACTGGCCCACGTGGTCGGGTTCGGCACACTCGGCGGCCGGTACGTATGGTGCGGGTCCTTACCAGTCCCAGCAGGGCTCAGCCGTCAGCACGGTCGGCTCTATCCTCGTCCTCCGCCCCGGCATTGACATAACATTACAGTCGGGTCAAGCACCGTCACTCGTAGGAAACTTCACGCTCCAGTTCAATCTTGTCGTGAAGAATACGTCGCCTATCCCTCAAGTCCCTCAGTTGTACGTCATCACGGCCAACAGCGGTTTCTTTGAGTCCATTCGTGGCTCGTCCCGTATCATCAAGGGTGTGCTCTCGGAGCAGGACATTATCTCGGCTCCCGTTGCGCCCGAGATGACTCGTGAGTCGCTCGTCCGCTCGGTCGGTGCGGGTGGCTTCTCGTTCGCCAATCTCCTCTCCAAGGCCAAGGGCGCTCTGAGGGGCGCTGTTGGTGCCGTGGCACCGCATATGGGCTCCATTGCCAGTGCGGCGATGAAGGGTATGAAGGGTGGTGCGCCCAGCGGTGCCGGTGGCGCTCACGCCGGTGCGCATAGCGGTGGCAAGTCACTTTCCAGCCGGTTGATGTAATACAGCGACTGGCTCCGTGGGAAAAATTGAAGCCCCTTTCGCTCAAAGATTAGGATGTGGGCGCACGACGATACATACTTTCTTTCAAACTTTACTTACTTTCTTTCTTTCCAATGACTTCCATTGAAGCACTTACGAACAAACTCACGTACGCAAAGCGCCAAAAGGCATTTGCGTGGGCGAAATACTACGAGTCGGTCGGACACGGACTCACTGCGGCACACGCATCGCACTCGGCCTATGTGCGGGTCGCAGAGGAGCCGTCTATCCCGACACACATCAAGGCCGAGATGACCGAGATGGCTACGGCACTCCACAAGCAGTGGGAATGTCCTATCTGTAAGGATATGATTACTGCGGGAGAATTGGAGATTACCAACTGCGGACACTTCTATTGTAAGCCGTGCTTAGAGGGTCACAAGGCCTACCAGCACTCACAAGCCAAGCCCAAGTGGGAGTGTGCGGTCTGCCGTCGTAAGCACGGCTACGGTGCCGAGTAAATCAAACACTAAAAACAAAAGACAACACACAATCAAAAAATAGGGTACAACCCCACTTTTTGATTTGGTTTTTTGGTTTCTATCTTTGAAGGTTTGATTTACTCGTCGTCGTGTATGGTGTATATGTAGTCTTCTTCATCATAGCGGTGCCAACGCTCTTCCAACTCGGCAAAGCCTTCGCTCCAGTCTATGGTGCCATACCACTCGGAATGACTATCCAGACGGTCATCGTGCTCTGTGCGGAGTGTTCGCCACCATATGGTTGAGGAGTATTCTTCGTCGTAATAGTCTATGTTGATGAAGCGGTCTTCTACACTGAGCACTCGTCTTATGTCGTCATTCTCCATAGTGAAGGAGTGTATGCTGAAGGTGTCTGTGATTTGTTGATTCGTCATATGGCCGCAGAAGTACTCCTTGAACTCGTTAAACGGTAGGCAGACACGGCTCACATATGCGTCAGTCATCTCTCTCTCGTTGCTTTGTGTAGTGCTCGTCTTATGGCTCTCCACACCACACCCATCACCCGGCCTCCACCCCCGTCAAGTTTTTTTTGGAGGGCTTTTGCTGTATAGGGGGTGTTATACAGCGTTTTGGGCTTCGGACAAAGTTGAAGCCCCAGACCGACGGGTGGGGTGGTCAGTGGGTGTAAGAAAGACTACATTCAAACAAAATGACTACTGAGACTGACCGTGCGACTATCAAAGCCATTCTACGAGACGCTGGGTTACGGCCCCTTGCTGGTTACGGCCCCGAACTGCCTCTTGACCCAGCGGTATTTGACGACCGCTACTGCCTCCATTACCGCAAGAGCAAAGAGGGAGGCCGTTTCTTTCTTAACTTATATGCGCCTCTGACTCCCGCACTACGCAACGCTCTTATGGACGCTCAACCGCCCCTTCAGACACCCGTCATCGTAAAGTGCGAGGACATTGTCGTGTTTATGGTTATGGTCTAAATCAAACAATCAAACCACCATTCAAAATCAAAAAATAGGGTACAACCCCACTTTTTGATTTGGTTTTTTTGGCCACCCCATCAAAAATCAATTTCAAAGTTCAAGTCTATTCACCCCCCGCACCACCCAGTGCCCGTTTGATTTCCGCCACCGCCCTACGCTTCGCCAGTGTCAGCCT